GCAGAAACATCATCAGAAAGAAAAATGTCGTCGTTAGTTGTTCTGTTACAAATTTTAGGTACAAAACCAGATTTTAAATCGTCCAGTAACAATCCAGTCTCCAATAGCCCGCTCGCACTAAGTGTATGCCCTATACGCGGCTTATAAGAAGTCGCCACGAACTCATTAAGAGAACGTAATAGGGCCGATTTTTCCGCAGCATTGTTGACCAGCGTACCAGTTCCATGCGTTTTGACTAATCTTACTTTATTTTTATGTAGTTTGGCTACAGATAATGCACCATCTATGGCTTTTGAGTACCCTTCTCCACATTCGGATTGCCCTAATGGGTTAGTATTGTCCTCTGCAGAAGTGTACGCGCCCATAAATCTAGCTAGTGGGGGACGCATATTTGAGTGTTCTTTTTCAAATATAGTAAGCGCTGCGCCTTGCCCTACATAAAATCCATTATTTACATCGTCAAAAGCTGAAGGTTTACGTTTGCCCCCATCTTCATCTTTTAATGTTAGGCAGGCTTTAGAATCTCCAAAAAACTCAAGCGATTGTACACAAACAGAGTTTTCCCCACTTAATATGATTGCGCGATCAAATCCGTAGTAGAACATAAGGTTCTGCATATCCATAAGAACCTTTAAACTGGACGCACATGCGCTAGCATCTGTGGATACATGGTCGTGAACACGAAACATTGCCGCGACTCGCCCTGCGTATATAGTTGTTAACGTAATAAAAGGTAGTTTAGTTTTGTAATGCAATTCAGCTTCAGGATTTTTATCATAACGTGACTGAGTTCCTACCCAACCTTGAGTACCTGCAGCAAAAATGAACGCCGTTTTACCTTTTACAGGGTTTTCTGTAACATATTTTATAGCTTCAGCTGTAATAACTTTATTAAACATGTTATGCGGAGGATACGCTAACCCAGTTTTAGCGTTACGAAACGTATCAGGCATTACATGCGCACGCTGCGGAAAAGCTATATCTTCATACGTATGAATTTCGTCAGTGCATGCCGTAGCAGAATAGGTCATATAAATCATCCTACGACCTCCATAGCTTCTTCAACAGTATTGAAGTCTCTATTTTTATGTTTATCACAATAATCTTTAAGGTCTTGTATAGATGTTGTAGGCATGTTCATAGTCGCTTCATCATCTAAATCAAACACTTCGGAGATATATTGGTATGTTAAAACACCGTCTAGGCTGTCTAGCCCAGTAGCGTTTTCTGTTATGGAAGTATCCATAGAAGTGGCGCGTATAAAAATATCTTCACGGACTACAGATAATTCTGCACAACGGTTAAAAAATTCAAGAAAATCCATTTGTCGCTCCTAGTTAAGGGTATTTTAATATACAAAATACTCAAAGATATGCAAGTTTTGCCTTTGAACACCATAACTTGTTATCAAACTTAACTATGAATTACTTACAAATGTTAATGCCACTCCTGCAGAGGCTACGGCAGGGCGCGGAGAAGAGGCAGCAGAAGCATCTAAACTTACATTAGTGTCATCTGTGGCCCAAAAAACTTCTATATAATCATTTGCTGTAAGGGACAAAGAGCTATTCCAATTAGCAATGTCTTTGCCGCCAGAACCTGAAATAATATATTCGTGCGCGCTGTACACTTGTGCTGTGCCGTTTACCGCTAACCAAATAGACACCGTCTTACTCGAACTACTGCTAGACGCTAGTTGTAGTGTAGTTTTTACATGGTACACTCCGTCGCTAACAACAGTAATTCTGGAGTTACTAACTACACTTACACCGTTACTTGCACGAGTAGTATTAAAAGTTACTGCGTATCCTGTATTTGCATTAGAAGCTGTTTGATCCGCTGTACTGTAAAATACTCCATAAGGGAAATGTATAAACTTACCCCCGTTGTCAGTATTAAGAAGCGCTCCAAGTGTACTTGCAATACGATTAAAAAACAGCCGTAGAATATTACTATTCTGATCTGTAAACGGACGCTCGTACTCGTTTGGTGCCAATGGTAGCGCTGGTGGCTCTACTTTGTTAATTATATTAGCCATTAGCGCCTGCCATCAGGACGCATATCTATTCTAGGAGTGCCAAGCTGCCACGTAACTCCTGCAGCGGTAGATTCTACTTTTACCGCCATCTGCCTTCCACGAACTCTAGTATTTAGCTGCCCTGTATATTGCTCAACAGGCAACACTGCACTTCTAGTAATTGTACCAGCGTTGGAACCCCCTTGAGATGTTGGGTTGTTGTACCCAGAACCTGAATTAGCAAGGGGTAGTAATGTCATAGTAGCCGCTGGAGTCGTGCTGGTAGATCCTGTAAATTCTATATCTGGCAGCACCCGCCACACAAAAGCAAACTTATGTCCGTCATCCAGATCAAATTGTGCAGAGGATATAGACGCGGTTATGGGTTGCGTAGTTGCGCCTTCATTATCGTCTACACCTAGTTCATGGTTTACCAAGTTATAGCTATATGTAGCAGCAAGTGGGTAATCACGTAGTCCAGAATCAAGCCATGCAGTACGTGCTAAAGTTCCATAATACCATATATCTTCTAAATAGTTATATACTACATACCTATCAATATCGGTTTGATTGTTAGAACAATAGAACCACCATATTTCGTGAAAAGCTTCATTAGTACCTGCAAATACTTGATCGTATTGAGCATCATTAAAATCATTAAATATAAACCGCCGCAAATCACAACGTAGTGGTTGTGTACGACCATCATATTTGTAGAATTTATCTCTGCCCATCCAATAAGCTACGCCATTAGCGTAAGCTACGGCATTTTGCGAAGCCACAGATATATTTTCTCCAACAAGCTGCGCTGCCCAGACAGCTGGTGCGCCTACATATTGCAAAGAATATAACGCAGAATTAGTCCATACTAGCACTTCCTGACGCGCTTGCGATGCGGCTACAATTTCAGTCCCGCTGGACAATCTAAGACTACCTGCTTGGTTAGTAGCTGAAGGTGTCCAGTTAACCGCGCTTTCTTGGTCAGACCAACGAATAAGCATAGGGTCGACAACAGATGTACCGATATCATTAGTTCCAAAACAAAACACAAACCTGTTGATGTCTGATACTAACAACACTTGTTGCTGTATTGGCACGTCAGATGCTCCTCCAAGACTGGACAGCAAAACCCCACGCGTGCTTGCGCCATTTGTAGCATCCCAATAAAATACAGAGCCATTACGCGGTCCAAATACAAGGTCTTCTCCAAAGTTCTGTTGACTCCACAACCGAATAGCGTTTGAAGAAACACCACCTATACCCCAAGGACCGGCGCCCCAAGTGCCTGCACCCCAACCTGTTAGGGGTATAGAGTACGCGAATCCTGTATTTATCTGATAAACCCCAACAACAGAGCCTCCACCATTGCCACTATCACTAGCATTAGCTGTAACTGTAGCACCGGATGTGTCTTTAGCTGTTATGGTGTAAGTGTTTAACCCAGTAACCGCGACTATTTGATATTCTTGGTTAAGAACAGTGGCAGTTATGTTTCCCCCTAGAGAAGCGGTACCAGAGAAAGTAACAAAATCATCCGCGATAGCCCCATGAGATGTATTTGTTACAGTTATAACTGAAGAACCATCTGTGGCAGAGAAAGTTACTGCACCTGCAGATGTAGTTGCACGGATTGGAGTAATATCATTGTACGCTCCACCTAACTCTATGTAAAACTTAAGATTAGTGCCTACGCCAATGTAATTGAGGCTACCTAGTGTAATCCAGTTCCATAATGACCGGCACACTCCTTGAAAAGTGGTTGCAGAAATACGCTCCCACCCCCCTATCTTTTCCGGCAAGCTTTGACGGAATCGTACTTTGTCGCTCTCATACCAACCGCCTTCTGCTGCGTACGCAGGTTTTTCACGGTTTACGCCTGCTTTAAATAATATCTTCTGAAGGGGCATAATCTATTCCTCAGTATGTAAAGCTCTCATCCTATCTACTAATCTTCTAGCACGATTTGGCACCTGTGTATACCAACGCGAATCTACCATCTGGTCAGCCGCCTCGTTGTAGTCACG